TTTATTATGCAAAAAAAATACATTTTCAATATACATTCAATTCAAGTAAAAATATCAAAAAAAACCTTATAATTCAAGGCGTTTGTAAAGGTCTTTGTTCTCCGGGCATTTCAGCCAACGGGGAGGCGGCTTGGCGCAGGCGGGGGGTACACTATCGGTCATTAGAACCACAAACGGTCAAATTCCTCACAAATGGTCATTAGAAGTTACACCCCCGCTTGGTCTTGAATGAATAATAGTCATATACGGGCAATTTTATTATTTATTCTGACAATCAATGTATTTTAAAGTTTATTTTATTTTAACTTTTTGCCAAAAAATGAAATAAAAAAGCAAAAATAGACAAAAAAAACTTCAAAATGACAAAAAAACGTTACCAAATCGTTACCTGAACGGGAACATTAATACTTGACAGATGATGTTTTGTCAGCGTTTGACACTGTTTTTCATGCCACGTAAGACGTGAATTGAAAATAGTTTTGTAACTTAAAAAACAGTGTTATGCGAAGTACATTTAACATTTTGTTCTATTTAAAAAAGAACAACGTAAAGAAAACCGGATATGCACCGCTCATGGCGCGTATCACCATCAACGGAGTATCTGCTCCGTTCAGTTTGAAAACCGAAGCTAAGCCCGAAGATTGGGACACCAAAGCAGGACGTCTTTATGGACGCACAAAAGAGGCAAATGCTCTTAATGCCTTTATTGATGATGCGCGGTCAAAAATCCGCCGGCATTACCGGGAGCTGTGCGAAAAGGAAAGCGTCGTAACGGCTGCAATAGTCAGGGATGCTTTTCTTGGACTTAATAAACAAAAGGACACCCTTTTGTGTTTGTTTGACATGTTCAATGATAACATGAAAACATTGGTCGAAAAACAAATCACAGAACATACACATTTAAAACATGTCTATACCCGCGACAGGTTGCAACTGTTTCTTCGACAAAAAATGGGTATGGAAGATATTACATTGAGAGATATTACGCCACAGTTTGTAACCGATTTTGAACGGTTTTTATTTGTTGATTTTGCCTATCACCGAAATACGGTAATGAGATATATGCAACGTTTCAAGAGAATTGTGATTATGGCGCACGACAACGGCCGGCTATCCGTCAATCCGTTTGCATCATACGAGTTTCATTGGGAGCCAACCGACAGAGGATATTTATCTGATGAAGAACTGACGACTTTGATGAAACATACGGTTGTATGCCCCAGAAAGGAAATTGCCCGCGATGTATTTGTTTTTTGTTGTTTTACAGGTCTTTCGTATTGTGATGTAAAGGAATTGCGCGAGGAACATATACAGCGGTCGTTTGACGGTCAATTATGGATTATTACCAAACGCCAAAAGACGAATGTTCAGTCCAATGTTCGTTTACTCTCTATTCCGCAGCAGATATTGGAAAAATACAAAGGTAAATGCACAGGAGGCATGTTATTACCCGTACCTACCAATTACAGAGGCAATATTCATTTAAGAAAACTTGGCGAACAGTGCGGTATCGCTACCAAAATAACCTTTCATTTGGCGCGTCATACCTTTGCCACTACCGTAACGCTGGCAAAAGGAGTGCCTATTGAATCCGTATCGAAGATGTTGGGACATACAAACATAAAGACCACACAAATTTATGCGCGTATTGTGGATACAAAAGTTAGTAATGATATGGAAGCGTTATCTCAAAAATTGGGTAATCTGGAAACTGTTTACCGACAGGCAGCGCAGGCAAGTTGAGTAGTAGTTATTTATATGAAATCCTCGAAATATTTACATTTTGGGGATTTTTATATTGTAACTAAAACACATCCACCGTATCGCTTCCCCCGAACCTGCTTTTCAATGCTTTTGCCTTTCCGTTATTGCAATATACCTCTACATCTACGGCGTGTTGCCAGTTCTTTTCACCCAAAAACTTTCCGTCTTTGGTTGTTTGGAATAACAATACCCACGACAACAGCGGAAACTGTTTTGCCACTTGCTCAAACTTCGGCAAGTCAAGTTGCATGGAGTTTGCCGAATCACAAAATATAAAATCGTACTCAACCAAACGTAGCGGGAGTGTTTTGGCAATAAACAAATTAGGATGAAAAGCGTTCAGGCGGGTCATTTTTTCATGTAATGTGGCTCCCGCTCCTTCTTCATTGGCTACATACAACACTCTTTTATTCAATTTACCGGCAAGGTAACGGGCAAATTCAATAGCAAGCGTTGATTTACCCGAACCGCCCGTACCCCATACCATCATTTTGAAAGGTACGGATGGACTGCCGATGAGTTGCCGCCATTTCCCTGAAAACGCCATCAAATTGAACGAGGCATGTTTAAAGTCTGTTGCCGGCACTATTTTGTTTTCGGTTGGAATAAGCGGTAAGTTTCCCAAGCCGCTAAATCCGTTTATACCTGCAAGCCCATACAACCCTTGCAATGCAAATTCGTTTATTTCCGGAGTGTCTGTTTTGCCGTTCAGATAATCTTTCAGGCTTTTTGTAATATTTGCTATGGCATCTTTTACCGTGACTGAAAATTCCGAAACCTCTATTTTCTTTAATAGCCTTTGCGCTTTCTCTTTTAATCCTGTTTTTGTGTCGTTCAGGATATTGATGTATTGTTGGATGACTACCACATGGTCAGCCCAGCGCATATTACATTTTTCTTTCAGTTCCGACAGTTTGGCGGCGGGTATTTCGTAGGTTTTCGTACCGTTTTTCATGTCGTTATAAAACGCAATTAACCTGCTTTGCATGTACTCAATTTGCGGGGCATATTCCGAAGTTTTGCGTATTTTCTTTTCAGCAATAGCCTTTTGTAGCCGTTTGATGAACGTATAAACCTGCGTTTTGGTTTTCACTTTGTTGCGCCAACCGCAGTATGATTTGATGAATGTTACCGCCAATGGAAATTCGGTAACTACGGTTCCGGTTTTTGGTTTAGGTTTTCGAGGCTTCGGCTCGCGTTTTGGTTTTGGCGACTTTGTTTTAATAACATTTTTTTCAGTTTTTTCTTTCGGTTGTTTTTCCGTTTTCGCGGCTCTCTTTGATGGTTGTTTTTCCAACGCTTCATTTAACTTTTCGACGAAAGTGTCAATAAACTTGCGTATATCTTCATCATCATCGTACAGGTCTATGTTTTCGGCAACAAAATCAAATTCTTCCTGCTGCAATGCTTTTGGAAGCGAATTTTGAGAAATACGCGGGTATTCGGATAAAAGATTATTTTTCGTTATCATTTTTACATATTTAAGAGGTTCAACATTTTTAATTTGGCTTTTGCCTTTGCTTTTGCGATGCGTAAACGGCGCTCTTTGTCGTAGTCGGTTGTTGTTTGCTGATTTTCTATTTCAGGCAGAACAATACGTTCTTTTTGTTTGACTTCCGTACGGACAATATCCTGCTGTATTAATTCCACTTGCGAAGCTGATAATAAGGCGTTACAACTTTTTTCCGAATAGATGATGTCAATTACTTCATTCAAGTCAGACGAATTAAACGAACCAACCCACGAACTGCCTGTTTTTTGAAATCCGCCGCTCTCATTAATAAAGTCGAGTATATCCCTGTTTTTTACTAACCACCCAAATTTATCTATCGAGAGGCTTTTGGTTACGATACGGATTCTTCCATCATATTGCATCATAAATGCAATATCTACATCGGTGTTAAGAACCGCGCCACGCGACAATCCCAAAATAGCCCTTCGGCAGAATTTAAGCGGAACGCTACGGGTACTGCTTTGTCCTCTTTCGGAGGGCGTCCAGTGTTCGGGCATCAAAATACCCTTTTTTGTTTCTCCGTTTTTACATGTATAACTGATTAGTTTGCCGCTTTGCGCCTTTTCAAACGCCTGTAACAGATTGCCTGTGTAGATGTACCGCGCACGACGGTTTACATTGTTGTTTTTGGTATATGTATCCCAATTATCCAGTACGTTCATCCCACTGCCGCGTCTGTCTGAAGCAAAAAAGATAGCCTGTAACTTGTCGCCTTGTTCGCCGCTCAATACCAATTCGATGTAACGGTTGCTGTCCGTTGTGGCTATGCGTGCGCTAATGGCGCTGGGCGCATACGGATTGTTTTTGTTGTGACTGATTTTGAAACCCAGAAATACCGCAGGAACATCCACATTACCGTCGGGCGTTGCCGCCTGATAATTGATGCTTTGCCCCACTTTCACCGCCGAAAAGAACGAATGTATAAACGAAAATTCATTATTAAGCCGTTTTTTCATGTTGGCAATACGTTCCGTGCTGCTTTTTTCTAAATCTTCACGACGTTTGTTGATGTATTGCTCCTGTAACATTGAAGCAATCTTTTTGTATTTTTCCTCTTTGGTGATATTTTTGATAAGTTCTTTGATATGCGTTTCAATTTCTTTGGTTTCTCGATCTATACGAGCCAATATAAAGGTTTTCATGCTTTCGGAGAGTTCGTTTTGAAGCGTATCCGGTGTTTTTCCCTCCAGCGCTTCGCTAACCATTTGTTCCACTTCCTTTTTGCTGAACGGTTTTCTTAATACGTTGGCTTCTACTTTTTCCAAAAAACTGTCGCCGCCAAAGTCGCTGCGACCGCCTTTTCCATAGATAAAGACTTCCTTATCTATGGTTTCTGCTTGCAAGTCCATATCCTCTACTTCGAGGTCGTAAGTTCCTGTCTGTTTGGCATAAGCTACTCTTGCATTATATCCTTCAAATACTGCATCATAAAAGGCTTGCTGTTCGCTGCACGAAAGAACCGCCACCCTCCCTGATACCTTTAATGCCATACCCTCCACAGGTTGTTGTTCTTCTGCGGTTAAACCCGCAGGGTCGCCCAACACATCATTGATGATCGGGTTTTCCTTTAAATAATCAACGACCACGTGGTCCCCGTATTTATTCAAAAAATCGGGACTTTCGAGTAATGTTTTGCTTTGCTTTTGGTTGGATGTAGTATTTGCGTCGAGCGATTTGAGTTTGCGTTGGAGCATCATCGTCAAACGTTGCTCTGCGGGGATAGCCGAATTGATATAATCGTATATTGGTTTATACACCTGTCCGGTCCTGTTGATGCGCCCTCGTTTTTGTACTTCCCTGTTTATATCTAATTCGGGCTGCAAAACAATCATTACTCGCTGTTTCACTTTTTCAAGAGATACTCGTGGAGTAACTATGGCGTGCGCCGATGCGCCCGTGCTGCCGCTTTGGTTGATGAGCAAAACATCTACCTGATTATTGTTGAATTTACGAAAAGCGTCCGACACGTTTTCGCGTTTACGGTTTTTCACCATTGCCGACATACTGCCCTGCTTCTGAAATTGCAGTTCCATACTGCGACCGGTTACTTCGGCAACACTGTATCCCGCCTGTTCAATATGAAATTTGATGTTATCAATAGGCGATATGCTGATGCCGGTGCTGATGTTGCGAATGGCTGTCAATAACTGTCTGTAATCTTCCTGCGCTTCGACGGAAAGCGTAGATAATGTAATACGCTTTTTCACACGTTCGCCGTTTGCGCCGATTTCGGTAATAGCAAACAGACTTTCCAATCCGCGCATCAACACTTCCGAAAAATCGGCGTTTATCATGTCGCCGTCGCTGATTGGTTCGCCGTTGGCGTTTTCCATACCTTCCAGAAACGCACCCATCGTGGATGCAAAAGCGATAACCGGCTTTTTGCCTTCCTGCAAACGCTGAACGGCTCTTTGGGCTACCGCTATTGCTTTGATAGAGAAAAGCATTTGATTGATGACCATAAAGAGTTTTGAGAAATAAGGAGTGGACGAAACGCCTAATTGCGCTGTTCCTTTTCGTTTCTCTACCTCTTTCATTTCGGCTTTGATTTCATTGTCCATTTCTTCAACCGCCTTTTTGATGTGTTTTTCTTCAAAACTGATTATGCCGCGCAAAATATCGGTTATTTTATCGGCAATGGTCAGATGTTGTTTTTCGAGGTCTTCCACGTCAAAATCGCGTTTCCCGTCCCTATTCAGGCTGATGTAATTGACTTCCACTCCTTCAAAACTTCTCTCGCGGCGTATCATCTGCCCTTCTGCTACAAGGCTTGCCGAGAGTACCTCCTGCAAGGCAACACCGCCGCGACTGATAGCTTCTACTAACCCTGTGTTGCTCATGGCTGTTTCGCTCATGCAGGTTTTGACGGCATACAGCGGCATGTTGTCGGGACGCTTGGCAAAAGTTGCCGACAGGAATAATACCCCTCGCGTACTTTTAACTATGTCGTAAAACAGTCGCGCCGTTGCGCTTGTTTCGATGTTGCCGCCTGCGTTGTGGCTCTCGTCTAATATCAACACGTTGTCGGCGGCGATTGAACTTAAAAACGACTGTTTTACAGTTGGTTTGTTGCTGGCAAACTGCGAATAGGTAGCCATCACAAAATCGCATTCATTCGGCACATAGCCGTCGGTAAAGCAACTCTCCTGATACGATTTTTCAGAGGCTTCGTAAATCACGTTCCCGTCTTCATCTTTGACCTGCGTTTTACTTTCGCGCCCATTGACAATGAATGGAACGAGGTTGCCCGAACCGATAGCGACAAGGTCGCGGTAGATGTCCGAAAAGAGATTGGGCTTTTCGGTAATGAAAATTGGTTTCAATCCCATACGTGCATAGACGCGAATGAGCGAAGCTGCGATACGTCCCTTGCCGATGCCGGTCTGGTCGCCGGTTATCATTCCTTCGTGCCGTACTTCGATGTTATAAATGGCAAGGGCGACGGCATCCACTTGTTCGGCGCTTAACGCTTGGGCAAGTTCCGTATCGGAAGCGTATCCCATGTGGCGACGCACATAGTCGTTTATATTGCCCACTTCCGCTTTTAGACGGTGCAGGGCGGCATGTATCTCATAACCCATCGAATCGGGAACAACCGTTTCTAAACTTTTTACCGGCGGCGTCGATGCAGGACGATAGGGCATACCCAAACCGCCGATTTGCATGTTTTTTAGTTCGCTTTTTGGTAAATAATGGCGGATACGATGCAGCCAATCTTTGGGAAGTATCTTTTCGTTGGGAACATGAATATAATACACTCCTAAAACATTAAGACGCTCGTCGGATTGAACCGAAACGCAAAAACAAACCTCTTTCTTCTTTTTGAGTTTGAAAAAACGATATAAGATTTCGTGCTGTTTCATGCTGATAATTTTAACAATTCCAGTACTTTTAATTTGGCGACGGCTTTGGATTTTGCGATGCGCAGGCGTTTGTTTTCGACGAAAATTGCAACACGTTGATAAAGCGTTTCAAAATCACTTACAACAGTATCGTCTGCATCTTTTAGCGGCGGGTATCCTTCGGGAACGGCTTTGCGTCCGTCAATCAAAATAAGGCGCACATCGAAACTTGTACCCTGACGCGAATAAAGGTCTCCGTCAATATTGATAACGTCTGCAACGTGGTAATGACGGTAGAGACAGGAAAAGAAAATACGGTTTTTGCCCGCTCTGATGCGCCCTTGAATATCCCACTGTGTATGTCCGCCGATGATAATTGCAGCCCGTCCGTCATCCCTCATACAGTGCAACGCACGGATAGCCATTGCATGGTCGAGGGTGTTGATTGGAAAATCGCCAACGGTTAATGCTTTGTCCAATTTTCCGAAAGGCGGGTTAGTGATTACGCCGTTAAATTGTTTGGTATGTGCAAGAAATGGCTCGGTGGCGTCTTGACGAAGTTGATGATGAAAATGTTGTACAGCAAGGTTTTTACTGCGAAACTCGTCTATCTCGTTTACGATAGTTTTATTATAAGGCAAAGCAATGGTTAATAGCCCGTTGCCTGCCGACGGCTCAAAGTATGTTGCGTCGCTCCTGTTGCTATAAACGAAACTCCCCGCTAAAAACGCAATAGGCGCAGGCGTTGAATATTGCTGCAACATCACGCTTTGGCTGGTGCGGTGCGAGAGATTAACCTGTGAACGATACAGTTTTACAATATCGTCGTAGCGTCCTTTCATCGGCTTTTCGTTGTTCGCCAACTCCCGCGCCCGGAAAACAATAGCCAGTTCGCACATTTCCTTGACGGCGGTTTTGTCGAAAATGTCATACTGCGCGGCATACTTTTCAGTGTCGCGTTTCTTTAATTTCATTCCGTCTTTAATTTTTTGATGAATGAAATTGCAAAATTCTATTTCCCTGCCATAGTGTTTCATCTCCTACAAACTCGCCGCTATTGCTTTCAATGTCGCCTTTTTGTTTTTTGATGTCGCCGATTTAACTAACTTCAAAGCTGCCGACTTGATGCGGCTTGTACGCGACGACAATCGCCTTTTAATTGTTTTGCGATTGGTAGCTGTACGTTTCTTTGTGATTCTTTTTACTGTTTTCTTTGCCATTTTATTAAAGATTAGTGGTTTATATAACTATATTACTTTTTCCATTTTTCCAATGTTTTATTCAGTTTACCCTGTACTGCATATTTCAATTCGCGCATGGCAACCCAGAGCCAGTCGAACACAAGACCTATCATCCAAGCCCACGAAAGTCCGAATTTCAGTCCCGGAAAGATGTCCGAGAAGAAACGGACAATGCTATATGCCGCCAAAATATTGAACATGAAACGGACCATGTTATCGCGAAAGAAAAAAGACCATGAAAACGCTACCGGCGTATAGGTAGATTTTTCGTCGCGATTGAATACGTCCATACCAATATTGAGCAATGCGCCGATGAGTAGAAAAATCATTGACGCCAGCAAATAGGCAAGCGTCATGCTTCCTAAAAAATAGGATGACAATTCGTTTAAAAATGATATGGTTTCCATAAACAGTTTAATTTGAAGTATTTGCTTTGATTATTTGAGAAAATCGTATTTGAGAGTATCGTGTTGTTGGTTACGTTGCAGTTGGTCGCGTTGTATGTCGAGAAGTAAACTGTAAATATCCTGTTTGGTAGCTACGTTTTCTAAATATGGAACCAAGCGGCGTATCAAATCGTTGCTGCTTTTGGCGGCAATTATCAAGATTACTTTTGATATTTTCGTATCTATTTCATTCACCAATTCGGTAACGTAATGGATTTCCTGCATGACGATACTGTCTTCTAATGCAAAATCAATTCGCATATCGGTCAGTTCTTGCATCACCGGGACAAAATCAACTACTCTTTGATATTCATTTCTTTGACGGTCGAACAACAACAATATTATAAATACCAGACACAAGATTATAACGCTGCAAACAAACATAACTGCTACCATTTTGGGAGCAAGCCCGTTGAGCCATCTCCAAAAATCTACCCATATTTTATAAATTACCTTTAACATAATTCAATTATTAAGTTATTCATGGTTATTGTAATTGTACCTTTTTTTGAACGCCGGATGAATTAAGTATCAGGTAAAATGTATCTTCATTTATCCAAAAGGCAAAACTGTCGTCGGGTATTGTTGGCTCGGCTTCCTGTTTGAAGATTTGACCCTTTTGGATGATTTCGGTAAGCGTGATACTATTTGCGGGTGATGCTTTGCGGGAAAATTTGAGGTCTTTATCGGGAGTTAAGGTTATATCGGGGGCGTTAATATTATCATCAGGCGTTAATTGAATGGAATTATTTATCTTTAGAACCTGTTCATTTATCATGTAGGAAAAGTAATCCCTTAATGTGTACATTCTTAACTTGTATTTAATACCGACATCATCCACCGTAAACAGCGTTCTTGGCATTTCTAAGTTTAAACCGTTTTTATTTACTATGAAATTCACTGTTGTACTATTATTTTCCTTTTGAGTAAAAGAGATAGCAGAAGCCGTTGTTGAAAATATTCTATATATGCTGCCTGAAGTATAAGTAAATTGCGTTCCAAAACTTCCGTGCAGCATTTCACTTTCAGAGTTGTTGTTTTGCGACTTCAAACTTATCAAATCGGGATTTCTTACACTGATACTTCTTTGGGATTGTGAGTTCTCAGGGTCGAATACGATGCTATTTTTTACCTGAAAGGTGTTGTCGGAGAACGATGAGCGAAAACTCCAAAGATTATTCTCTTGCCTGTGTTCCAATAAACCGTTGGGCGTTAAACGCAGAGATGCGTTCCCGCCTGTAAAGCCCACATCCGAAGAGGACAAACTTTTTATGTACCCGTTATTGATGCCCAATGTACTGCCTGCGAAACTGTTTTCGGCTTTGGTTTGTATCGATCCTTCCATGCCTTCAGGCAATGCGCCCTCGCCCTGACTATCCTGAACTTTCGGTTTCCACTTGCCCTCGTGGTACCACCACTCGCGCCATTTTCCGCTACCGTCGTCTAAAATGAGATGCGTCTTGCCTTCGTGAAGATTTACCGTTATTTTGGCAGTGTCGGATAATGTTTCGAGAACATAATCTAATTGTAAAGGCGTTGCCGATAGCACCTCTGCGCCTTTTAATAGTTTTGTGCCGTTTTCGTATTTTTGACCGAAAACGCTTGCCGCTAATATCATTTGAAGAAGAGCGGCGGCGATGATTTTTTTAATAATTAATGATTTCATGCGATAAAAAGATTTTAAAAATTAAACGTTATTTTATAATCGTTACCCGATGTTTGTGTGTCGAACACATACAGGGAGTAGTTATATTGTATCTCTGCAAGGGTTAGTTTGACGGCGTTTTTCTTAAATGAAGCCGTTATATTGAAACCGTTTTCATCTGTAATGCTCTTAATGATGCGGTTTTCCGGACAACACATCCATAGATGTTGTTTGTTGAACGAGCCGTAAACATATTCAAAACTGCTACCCGGTACTTTGAACGCCGTTTCTGCAACTATTTCCGTTTCCGTAACGGTCATGCCGTCCGAAATGCCGCAAATAATGGGAAGGATAAATTTGTAGGTCAAAGCGTTTGAATAATACTCTACGCCGTCTGAAACAGTAGCGGAAAATGTTACGTCGCTATCTATTCCTGTGGGCAAGTCGAATGTGTAAACGTGCGAGCCTGCCACAATTTCAAAGACATGCAGCGTTTTTGTTCCGTCAAATATGCGCACGTCGCGGATGCGTTCCGAACCAACGGTAACGCTAACTGTTAGCGCCATGTTGGTTAATGTTTCACCCATGAGGTACTCGCCTTCGGGAATATTCGACGACAGAACGACCGATGGCGGATTGTATGGTTGCGGCTCATCGCCTACGAAACAGCCGTCTTCGAGTATTTGTAAACGATTGCCCAATTTTTGGCTCAACTGTACGCCCAGCGGTTCGGCTTCGCTCCCTTCGCCATGCAGGCTCTCGTCTGTTTTTATTTTGACAATACCCGTTCCGCCGCCGCCACCATTACCGCCGCAAATGCACAGACACGTAATTTGATTGCCGTCGGGAACATGCCGTAATGATGAGATACGATAGGCAATATCATAAATGACTACCTTATCAGCAAGCCAGTCCCAAACAAATGTATAAGGGTGCGAAAACAGATAATTCTGAAAATCGCGGTAGGCTTCGGTAGTATTGCCTTCGGCATCAACGCGGGGTTCGTATTCAAACATTCGTATCATTTTTCAATGGGCTTTAAGGGCTATCTTTTTTCGACATATACGGAATAAGTGATTGTAGCGTGGGGGTTGGCGTTGGTAACAGTCTGTATGCGCTGTTTTCGTCCCCATTTCACAAACAAAATCTTGTGCGGACGCGTCCAACTTTGAACAACGGCAATGCTGTCCCTCGTCTGAATGGAGGTATAGGCTGAATCGGCGACAATAGCCTGCTGAAAATCAATCCATCTATCAGCGTAGCGGATATACTGTAACTTTACGGTGTCCCGGATTATTCTGTCCTGAATAATGGTTTGAACAGGTGAGTAATCATTTGCCTCTATCTCCTGCAAACGGCTTGCTATTTCGTAATTTGCCGTTGTATTTATTGCGCTGTACCGTTCTAATTGCCGTAATTTTACATCCATTTGCGCAATGGCGTTTTTTATTTCGGGAAAATGTGCTTTGATTTCTGTGTTATCCAACAATATTCGTTCCGAACGGGCTGCGCTGATGGAATCGTTGATACGGTAATACTCCGTACCTTTTGTATATGAGGCAAAGTTGTCGGACAACCGTTGGTTATCTCTGTGAACTTTCATAAAGGCAAGGGTAAGAATAGCGATAAATATGAGCGCCTTCCAAAATTTTATTGTTATTTTCATGGTTATAAGACTTTAAGTAGTTTAAAATTTACGTTTTTTGTTTTTATGTTTTTTGTTTCTGAACCATTTTAAAATAGCTACTGCGGCGGCGGCGAGGAATACTGTACCCGCTCCGACGACGGCGATTTCAGTTTTTTTTTACTGAAAAAGTCGCGCCATGCTGGAGGTACTTTGCGTAACATAGCCTCGCGCACTTCGGCTACCGTTAATTGATTGTCTTTATTCAAATCAAATGCAGGGTTTTGTTTTGCTATTTTGCTTGCCAGTAATTTTGACGTTTGAAGTATCCAATCATCGGGTTTACCAACGGCAAGCGGAAAAAAGAAGGTAAAATAGAGGTCGATGTATGATGCCATTCTACCTGCATACGGCGCAAGGTACTTATATACCCAGTCTAATTGCTGTACATTGGTCATTGTTTTGAGCGCCTCGACGGATGTGCCGAGCGCCTTTGCTGTGTCGGGCATGAATTGAATAAGTCCGGTAGCCCCGCTAACGGGGTTTACTGCCTGATGGTTCACATTCGATTCATTGACAAAAACCTGCATCAACCATTCAGGCTCTATGCCTAACTTTTGCGAAATGGTGATGACCTTTGCAATGAAAATCTCTTTGTTGGTTTTTACTTTTTCTTCGTATAACATGTTTTAGTGATTAGTGGTTAGTGAATAATGGTTATCGTTTTGTGGTTTTACCGAGATAGTCCATGATTTTAGGTACAAGCCACAAAGCAGCGCCTGCAATAAGAACATATTTACCGACGCTCATAAAGCTTGATACGCTGCCCTGACGGTTGCCTGTTGTGTAAGCGTCCACAAGTTGCGTTTTTATATCTTCTCTGATTTTTTGAGCGACAACAGGGTCGGCATTTTCGAGTAACGCTTTTAGCTCTTTGCTCTCTTTAAGGTCTATGTTTGACTGATTTTTCCACGGTTTAATCAATATAAGAGCCGTTGTTCCCGCGCCTGCTACCAAAGCGATACCGGCAATAATGGAGATAGTGAGAATAGCCCCCATACCTTTGAAGCCCAAAAAGTTTTTTACTGAACCCCAAGCATTTGAAATGGTATCTTTTACCTTGCCCCATGTGGTTTTCTTCATCGCTTCCTGCCTTTCATATAAACGGGTATGAATAGCGGTGAGTTTGTTTGCGCTCGCAGTGGTATTTATACCTTTGGTTTTCAGTGTTTCAATAAGGGCGGCGGCATTGTTCAGATTGTTCATCGTTTCTTTGTCCTGCGCCACAATCTCGTCTAATAACTGCTGCGCTTCGGCATCGTCGTTTTTAGCCGGCGTTACGGTTTGTGTAGCGGTGATTGTCGCCAAGTCATTCCTAATCCAGCCGCGACCGTATTTTCCGTCGAAAAACTCGTGCCATTTATATCTAAAATCGGCGCTGTCATTCGCATAATATTTAGAATATTTACCTATTTCCGTACCGGAAGCCGGAACGGTAGTAATAATTTTAGACGTGGTGTTCGGTTCGCTGCGAAGATTGACATTTGTACCTTTTGTAAAAATGCGGAAGTCGCCCACTACAATATCAGGTATTTTAACAATATTTCCTAACATATTAAACAAATTTTAAAGCTGTTTTGATAATGGATGGTTTCTCTTTGGCTTTGATAAGAAGTTTGCGCAAGTCGGCAGGATTGGTTTTGTCCATAAAATCCTGCAACAACAAGGCGGTTTCTTCTATTTGAACTGCGTTTTCGCCGTTTATTCGTATTACTTTTGCTGTTACCATGACTATTGAATTGATAATTGAGAATTATTAATGGGGTATTTGGGAGAGTGGTGTCGATTGTGAGCGAAGGAATGACAGGATAGTGTCGGCATAGCCACTGTTTTGACGCAAAACGGCAATGACGGATATTACCTTTGAGAATGCCGGAGGCTGTAACGTTTGCAGCCACTCAAATATGACGGTAGCCTCTTCCAAACGGTTTTTTTCATCTTCAGCGAGGTCGTCCCGTAGTTCTGCGGGGGATACAGCCGTATCATCATCGGAAAAAATACCCGCAAGTTGTTCTTCGGGAATGATACCCGACAAAATTTTGGGATTTTGACGTATAAAGTTTTTTGCGATGCTGGCTCCTGCTGCGCCGAGAATGGATACCCATTTGTCCTGTTTCTGATTGCTGCTACGATAGCTGTTTAACTCGTATTCCATGTCGTCGGCTTCATCTTGCAAGCGTTCAAAAGTACCGTTCAGCGTTTCGTACTTTTGCCGCCATTCGTCATTTTTACGCTTCAATGCCGTTATTTCGGTTGCCTGTTCGTCATTCTTCTCGCGCAAACGGCTGATGACATGCTTATCTTCAATGAACTTTGCAAGCGGCGCAATGTTTCCAAGTCCTTCATATTCCGTTCCTGCAAACAAGCCGCTCAATCCCTGCAAAATGTCATTACCTGCTTGCCGTGCAGTCGGCTCGGACTGCCTGTTGTCGTGAAGTATCACCTTTGGGGTGGTTTCGACGCTTTTTACATCGAGTAAATAGATTGTAATGGGCGGGTTGAGTACCGAAGCGCGAGGGCTTTTGCCTGCATAATCGGTAATGGTGATTGAACAAACATCTTTGAAATTTTCCATTAACTCCTCGATGTGTTCGCGGAATTTCTCAACGCCTGTATGCCGTTTGGCTTTCAGTTGTTTCGCATTGGACAAAGTGGAATAGTAAATGTCGTACATGTACTTTGTACCATCGTTGTCATAATTTTGATAACGGTGATACAGGTTATTCAGATTTCTTTGATCTTCGGATTTCATTTCTTATTCAATGTTTTAGGGCTTTTGCGACATGAGAACCTTTTGATTTATTATTCAGTTATTCAATTATTCAGTTATTCAATTATTTGTTTTTTCGGGCTTATTCTGATAAATTCGAGGCGGTAAGGAGTAAAATCTATACCGTAATTGCTCGTCGTTACATTGATTTGGTCTTGAAAAAACTGATAGCCTGCATACGACAATTTTTCATAATCTGATTTGGACGTTTCCAATTTGTTGTTACCGCCGTCTAATATGATTTGCGCCGTATAGGGTACGTCTAATTCAATGTTTACCAATACAACGGCATCTTGTCCCAATTTGATGATTTGATAATATGAATTAACGTCCACGCAAAAAGCCTGTATTTCTACCTCGTCCGATGCAAAACCCATGTTACGGATACGCTGGTCAATCAAACGCCAAAGTCCTGTTTCATTTACTATCATGATTTTTAGGAATTTGAAGGATTTAATGATTTGGTTTCGTGGCGAAGTATTAACTTCATTAAAAACGCTTCATCATAGTCCTTGTCGCTGCCGTCGGCTTTGAAAAATGGCTCGTCGGTTTTGGGGTCGATGAAACGGTAGATTTCTTCGGACAGACGGCTCTTATGAAATTCGTAGGTCTGAAATATCCAGTGCGTCCGAATGAGAATGATGTCGCCAATGGTTTGTACTGACAATAAGATAAAATACCTGCCCTGATAGCGTACTTCTTTACCGATTAATGATTTCAACTTTGCAAAGTCGGCATTAAAACGTTCCGCATCGGTGGGCGATTTAACCATTTTTCTATTTGTATATTTGAAAATAGCAAAACTGTTAGGCGATACTGCATCGTTACATACAAAAAAGTCGTATGCCCCATAACCTCTATCAAGAAAAATCTCGCCGCCGGCTGTCTTATAATCGGGGGCTTCGTAGTATATGGGCGATTTTTTGTATATTTTCATGTTCGTTACCACATTAAACTTTTCGTTTTGCAGAGATAAACCCGCTGTTCCAAGCGGCTCGCCATCGGGGATGCCGTCGGGTGGAGGAGGAACGACGGGAAAAAACAACACGCCCGTTACATGCCGCACCCAAACAGGTAAATAGATAGTCTTTTTGATGTGCGGACGGTCTATCAGTATGTCGATGACGTGAAAACTTTGCATTGGGGTATTACGAATGTGTTTTTACAGTTTGATAAAAAATATCAATTTGATAACTACGGTTTCAGCGTTGCCGTTGGCGATGGCGCCCTCTATTTTGGACAACTCGGCAAAATCTAATTTAAGGGTGCAGTCTTCTACATTGCGAAAAGGATTGACCGAAAAGATTTCTGATGGAAAGCCTGCGGGTAACACTTCCTTGCTGTCAATCTTGATTTCGAGATTGATAAGCCTTAGTTTGTTATAGTCGGGCGTCCATACGGTTAAACCGGTGATACCTCGATATTGCGTCTTTAATTTATCGTCTATGACGATGCGCTCATTGGGCGCGATTTCATATTCTAATACCTGAAACATAATTAATTGATAATTGAGAATTGATAATTAGAAATTAAGAGTTTTATTGTCTTGTGTCTTTTGATTATAAAGAAAATAAACCGCAAAATCGGTAGGGATGTACGGGCGGTCTGTTTTCACGGTTTGATAAACAAAACGAATGAAAATATCGGCTTCCTGTACCTGCATGGATGTACGGTACATCGTTTCATTGAACGATTTGCGGTAGCGTGGCACGATGTTCGCTATCGGGTATTCACAGGGATATAACGGCTGACCGCCAACTATCAATTCGAGGGTAGATAATGTTTTATGGTTGTCGTCGTACAATATGAAACTCTCGATGCTTTCCTGCAAGGCAAACAAATCCTTTTGACTGATAGCCGGTTCGGGCGTGTTGTCGTCCAAATAGTCGGAAAGCGTTTTTTTCATCGCATCTACTAATGACTGATTAGCTGGCGGGGTGTAGAATAGTATGCCGATACGTTCCTGCAAAGCAATTGCCATTTTCTTTTTTGTTGCCTTTTCCTCTGAGGTATTGGCGGGGGGTATTTCCAAGAAAGCGAGAAAATCCTTGATGATGATACCCACTTCGCCCGTTGCAAGGAAAACGTCATAAACGGTTTGCACATAATTGAAATGGTCGTTGAAAACACCTGTTAACTCATTATAATAAAAATCCGTTTTCGTGCGTACCTCGCAAGGCTCATAGCCGTCATCCGAGGGATATTCGGTATAGGGTACGGGTACGATTTGCAACTTTTTACGTTGCGTAATGGGTTGCACATCGCCCTGAACGGTCAATAATACCATGTCGATATTGACGCTGCGTTTGTCGTTGTTGGTATAAATCACCCGTATTTCGCTGCCCTGCGCCCATTCTTCAAAAGCATACACATTGCGCCGCATTTCCTTATTCAAAAACTGACGAAAACTGATTAATCCCGCATTGAAATCGCGAGGTAATATCGTTTCTTTGTTGATTTCCAAATAAATCCTGTCCCCGAAAATGTTTTTATCGGGCAACAAAACCACGCCCAACACTTTGCTGTGGTCATACTTGGTACAGGTGGTCATGTCGAGCGTCTGACCTGACAAAACAGTGAACGGAATGACTTGTTGCCGAGGAACCATATTCAATTGATAATTAATAATTGAGAATTGATAATTATTCAGTTATTCTATTATTCAGTTATTGAAAAAAGAAGGCGAAACAAGTTTTGAAGACCCGCGTCGCCTTCGCCGCCAAACAAACCGATTTTTTAATTCTTTGCTACCGATACAACGTGCATAGCAAATAAAACATTGGTATTTGCATCCGCTTCGGCGCACAATTTCAGACGGGGTTTAATTTCCGTATTGGGTACGATGAATTGAGGGTCAAACTCATTCCACAACCCTTTTTGCGCGTCTGTACGCCCTTTGGTGTCGAAAACGGTACAACTGACATTCGGCACGATGACCGTATTGCCTACCTCTAACTCAAATTCGCCGTTGAGTATCTTTTTGTCGCACACGTCAAATATTGTTTCAGTGGGGTTGGCTGCCACGCCTGATAACAGTTGGATAGCCGTCAATAAAGTCCACTTGTTTGCCTCTATCTTTTGCTTATCCACATTGGTCATGCCGATTTGCTTGTTATCGCCGCTCTCCATGAGTTCATGGTCGCGGAAACCGCCGATTTTCTTGACCGAGTACAACACTTCATCTACTAATTGAAGTTGCCCGTTTTTCACCGCCTTTTGAATATCGGGCGGCAAAAGATGAAGCAAACGCTCATACATCGCTTTGCCGGTTGCCCCTTTGGTACTGATGGAGCCTGTCTTGGTTCGCATCGCTGCTTTTACATCTCTTTTTGATGGGGCGTTGGACGGTAAATTGCCCAAGCCTAATAATTCAGATTGATTGATTAAATTCATTTTGATTTATGATTTTATATTTACTATTTTAGATTGAAAAAGACGCTTTGCGCCTCTCTTAATTCTTAATTTTTAATTGAATATCAGGCTTTAACAAGTCCTGCGCCTATCAAAATCAACTTGATAGCCGTCTTGTCGGGCGCTGCTACCGGTAACTTCAGTTCGGGAATAATCTCGACTTGAGGCGCGATAAACTTGGGGTTGTCTAATCGCCATTCGCCGCGCACTGCATTGTTACGTGTCGAGGTGTCAAAAGCTCTTGCCGATGATGGTTGCACCAATACCTTATCGCCGTTTTTAAGCGAAAATTCGCCATTTAAAACTTCTCTGCAAGGTATCCCGAAAGTCGCGTCAAACGGCTTGTCGGTAAATGTTCCTGTCTGCAAAACGATGCTGGTGAGTAGAAAAAAGTTGTTTTCCTCTAACTTACGGCTATTGACATTGGTAACGCCCGACAGTTTAGTATCGGCATTAAGCATCAAATCGTTCTGTTTCAAACCGGAAAAGTCAAAAATGCGATAAAACGCATTATTGACGATTTTTATTGCGTTACCCGCTATCGCTTTTCTTATGTGTTCGGGGAGCATGTGCGCACGTATGGAGTATGCCGCCCGAATACGCAAATCATCGGTTGGGATAACCGCCTGTTTATTTTTTACACCTCTGTTTACCCGTGCTACAAACTGTTGCCGTTGCGGGTCGGAAGGGTCGAGTTCCGCTGCTTCGCCTATGACGCTTTCCATTTCGGTATCGGTCAATACGGAGCGCTCTAACATGTTGGCGTCTTCCGCCATGAATAATCCTAATAATGACATTTGTTTAATTTTTGATTTTTCAATTTTAAATTTTCAATTAGTAGGCGACAATTTCTTCGTCGCCGCTCAACATCTCGCTGGGTTGCCCCATGTAATACTGCGGGTCGCCGCCGGTAGTAGTTACGGGTGCGTCTGCGTTTTCAGAGTAGTGCGACAGTTCGGGTAATGCCGCCTGTCCATAACTGCCGATGCCCGGAAGCATGAGCGGCTGGTCTTCGTCCAAGCCTGATAACAGATTTTCTTTGTTCATCACTTTTTCTGCTACCTTTATTGCGCCGCCCATAGCAATACCTTTTGAAACCGATTTAACCATACCGTCGCCCATCATTGCGCCTGCTACTCCTACCGCCGTTATAGCAGCGGGAGCCACAAACCCCATAATCTTACTGCCCGACTTGTTTATTGTCTTGTCCAAAAAGCCGATGCCCTTTGCGGCGGCTACTGCGCCGCCCGCTATCAATGCCACGTCGAGTAATTCATTAGTGGCGTTCTTTACGTTCAGTCGGGAAGTGGATAAACCAGCCAAGCCCAATGAACCGCGTCTTCTTCTGTAACTGCTGCGCCTTTTGCGCCTTCTCTTTGCCATTTTTCTACAATTTTTAAATTTTTGATTTTAAGATAACTTAATTGGTTTGAGGCGTTTTCGATTTATTGTTTTCCGTTTTTTTATATTGGATGATTTTGGTATGCCTGATAAGCCCTGTCGCTTTTTCTTGCGGGTCATAAAATATATTGCGCCGGCAATACCTGCTGCGCCAATACCCAGCATGACCGCATTTTTCTTTACAAAATTGCCAATGTTGCTCATCATGCCGCCTGTCATTACATTGGCGGTAACGGCTGATGAATTGCCGCTTGCTGGTGAGATAATCATGTCTTGTTGATTTATTGTTTCATATTCAGAATAATCGTCATCGCTACCCGAATTGTAGGGTATCATTGAGTTACCGCCTCCCGACGGCAGATAAGAGTTTACCAGATTGGAAGCGGTACTCACCATGTTGGTAGCAAAATTGCCCGCCTTTTGCCAAAATTTTTGTTCGGCTTTGGGTTGAGCTGTGGTATTGACGGGATAGCCGTCTTCATCATACTGTTCTGCTTCGTTCATCAAATCGCGAATTTGTCCTTCCGTTACCGTTTCTTCTGCAAATTCTTCGCCTGTGGCGGGGTCTTTTTTGCCTTTGAAAAAACCGAGAATAGAGGTGATGAAGCCCAGCGCAGATGTAACAAGCGTAGCCGTTGCCGCTCCCAGTTCGCCCAAATCACCCAAGCCGTTGATGGCTTTGCGTTTTACGCCTTTGGAAATAGCCTGTTTAAACTTATCTTCTTTTCCCTTTAACGTGTTTACAAACAGGTTGCGCGACTTGTTGTAACTATCCTGCATTATGCGGAAATCATCCATGTTGATACCTGCCGCCTGCACCTGTTCTTCTGTGTATAAGCCGTATTGCAGTTTGTCGGCAAGTTTAAACAGATTAGTACGAATGGCTAACAGCAAGCCGCCGCGAGCTGCCAATGATACGGGGTTGAAACGCGCTACCGTCTTGCCTACCGCCTTTGCGCCTGTGGCTACCGCTTTACCTGTTGCTTTGGTTGCCGTTATTACTGCCTTACCCGTTGCTTTGGTTGCTGTTGTTACCGCTTTGCCTGTTGCTTTTGCGGCGGTGGCAACGCCTTTGCCTACGGCTTTTGCACCTTTCTTAACGGCATTACCTACCTTCTTGAAAAAACCGGCGCCGAGTTCGCCAAGTTCGCCGCCCGACAAATCGGCATGAGGGTAAACAATAACCCCCTCGCGTAATAGCCGTTGTTCTTCGTTTTCCAAAACGCCGAGTACATGGTCAATCTGCGGAGTGTTCCAGTAGCGTATGGCATAATCGAGCATACGGGCTACTTCCAAAGGATTTTTCATTATTTTGAACATCTGCGGAGCGGCTAATATCACATCGCGGGAGCGGACAAGGTGGTTGTACATGGCTGTTTCGTCGTCTTCTACGCTACCCAAGCCAAAACCTGCCAAATCAGCGCCCAGAGTAATGCCCATGATATTTTCATATAAGCTATAAAAACCGCCGGCAAGGGCTATATTGGAAGTTCCGTTGAGTAACTGAATGGGAATACCATTTAAAAAGCCTGATAAACGGCTGTCAATCATATAATCTTCTTTTGCGACAAATGGCTTTTCTTTATCAAATGTTTTAATTACTGTGTCCATGACATAATAGCCGATGCCGCCATTTCGGGGAACGATGACGTACACATGCGAAAAATCGCGGTTGGCATCGTATTTGCTCACTCGGAAATAAAAAGGAATGTTTTTGTTATACAATATCGAGCCTATCAATATACTCGTACAGTCGCAATCGCCACGCTGGTCTTTTAGAGTGCGTAAGGGAGTACGGAGTTGTTCGGTAAAAGCGCTGTCTGTTTCGTATTTGACAAACGCCATGACAAAGTTGAAAATGTTTTTGAGAAAACGCGACAGTTTCGGGTCATACAGCCTGTCGGCTATTGTGCTTACGTCCGTATGATGTTCTTTGACAATCTTTTTCATTATTTCGACCGTTTCCTGTACCGTGCCGTCCTTATTGACGATGGGGTCTGTCATCTGTAAAATGCCGAAATTGAGTAATTTGCCGAGTTCGGAAATAGGACGGATGGGACGTTGGGGAGTTGTAGGAATCATGATTTTGTTATTCTGTTATTCAGTTATT